CATGATCCCTACTTCCCGGCTTTTCGATATCTGTGACCGCGAAGGCATCGTCATCGAGTACCATGACATCCATCCGCAGCTCCTCGGTCACTACTGCCGACATAACGCGCTCGGCACACCGCTCATCACCCTGCATACGTCGCTCCGATCGGAGGCGAGAGAGCGAGACCTGCGTTGCGTGCTCGCCGAGGAGCTGGGCCATCACGACACAGGCTGTAGCAATTACCTGTTGGCGGCTCACGTCCACGAGCGAGCACTTCTCTCGAAAAACGAGTACCGTGCGCTCCGGTGGGCGGTGGACAAGCTCGTGCCGGAGGACCGGGTGATCACGCGGGCCGCACGCTACACGGTCGACGAGATGGCGGACTACTTCTTCGTGCGGCGGGAGTTCGTCGTTCTGCAGCTCAATCGGTTATATGAAGCGTTACAGGCGCGGTGGAACCGAGATCCACGGACAGCAGAGTGCGACTTCTAGGGCTTTCAGGTTCATTGCAGCTAAGTGCGTTCAAATCTAGATGATCAACGTCGAAGGAGGAACGATGATGACGACCGTTGAGTGGGCCCATCTCTGTGATTACGCGTTTTTTGACAAAGGGGAAAAGGCGTGCCTGATCGGTATCTTTCGCGTGATATGGGCTCATCGCACCCCAGCACAGCATACACGTTTCACGCTGGCTTTCGAAGTGGCCGGTAAACCGGGAGAAACCACGCGTCTCCAACTTGAACTCGTTCGGCCCGATCGCTCAGACCCACTCATCGACATCGAAAGTGACGCCGTCACCTTTAACGAGGCAGGACGCCACATCTTCACAATCACGCTCGACAACGTTCTGTTTCCCGATTTTGGCCCTTACGAGTTTAGGATCTCCGCGGATGGCGTAGTTAGTAAGGTAGTCCCGCTGGATGTGAACCGACGGGCCGCGCGTCAGGAGTCACGGCCGTGAAGTGGGATTTATCGCCTGACGAGTGGGCGACCGTCGTAATTGCGGCGGTGTCCGTCGTTTCGCTACTTAATTCGTGGATGGCGAAGCATGCGGCGTCAACCGCCAAAAGTGTGTCGAAGGACGCCAAGATTGTATCAGACGAGGCCATAAACGCGTCGGAGGAGGCCAAAAAGAAAGCTGCTGACGTTGAAGCGTACGTCCGTCAGCAGCTGAGCCTTTCGCAGAAGAGCAGCATCGTGATCAATGTCGGCACTGGTGAAGCTACGGTCCCGTTTCGGTCGGCTGAGGAGTCGGAGCCTGAACCTCCTCCTCGGAAGGATGACTCTGCGTCATCCTGACTCTCCAAGTTGACGGCAGCGGCTCTCTTTCAGGGGATGATTGAGTCATGTCTCTGCGTTCAATTCGACCGTCTTCACGCACAACTACCTCGAAAGTTGTTGCACCAGGCATCGCGCGATCAACCCCTTTCTTTCTGCGTCCATCCTGGTCCTGGGAGTTGTGATTTTCTTGGCCCATTTGAAGTTCTCCTTTCTTTCTTCGTCAAACTGTCTCACGACACTTTAGAAACAGGGTGTCCGTCTCAGAACCCCGAGATCGTCTTAGCGGTCTCCGACGAGAGGAAGTCCAATTCAGTGGACGCGCGTATTTACTGCCGAGTCTCAACCCAAGAGCAGGCCCAAGAGGGCTTCTCCATCTCCGCTCAGCGGCGTGCTTGCCGCCAGTTCTGCCGCTCGCAAGGCTGGACGATCGCCGACGAGTACCTCGATGAGGGATACAGCGCGAAGGACACGGACCGGCCGGCACTGCAGCGCCTCCTCGAGGATGTCTCGCGGGACGACATCGTCGTCGTCTGGCGCCTGGATCGGCTCACGCGCAGCGTCCTCGACCTTCATCAGCTCCTGCAACGCCTTGAGACAACGGGCGCCCTCTTCCGGTCCGTCACCGAGCCATACGACACGACGACGGCGATCGGCCGGCTCTTCGTCACGCTCGTTGCCGCCCTCGCGCAGTGGGAACGCGAGAACCTCGGCGAGCGCGTGCGGGAGGGGATGACCGAGGCCATTCGCCAAGGGAACTGGCAGGGCGGCCCTCGGCCCTACGGGTATCGACCCGAGAACGGAAAGCTCCTTGTCGAGCCGGCGGAAGCGGCGATCGTGCGTGACATGTTTCAGGCCTACTGCAACGGTCACGGTCTGATCGCGATTGCAACGATGCTCAACGAGAGGGGCCTGAAGACACAGAACGGAGCCCGTTGGGCCCAGTTCACCGTCGGATACATTCTTCGCAACCCCGTCTATACAGGTCGTCTCGCCTTCAAAAAAGTAAAGCCGCAGGGAACACGCAAGCCCCGCACCCCCGAGGCGATGGTGCTTTCCGACGTCGTCAATGAGCCGATCGTCGATGACGAGACATTCGAGAAGGCTCAGGCGCTGATGAAGCACCGCAAGGTGGGCAAGGTCCGTACGCGGGGGAACATTTATCCGCTGTCCGGTGTTCTTTTCTGCGGCAAGTGCGGCGGGAGAATGAGCGGCAAGTGCTACACCGACGATCGCTCGCACCCTTCACGAAAGCGGTACTACTACGGTTGCCAGAATCGATTCCGCCTCAAGACGTGCGACAGAGCGCTTGCACCGCAGGCGCAGGTCGAACGCGCCTTCCTTCACGCTACACGGGCCCTGTCCGATCGCAAGACACTCGAGACGATGCTCGCGGCGCGGCGACCGCCAGTAAACCAAGATCTTGACGCAGTCCGGCGAGAGCTGCGCTCGATCGCTCAGAAGAAAGCTCGCTGGTATGATGCGTTTGAATCAGGGGCGATCAGCCTCGAGGACCTCAAAGAACGGACGGAGTCGCTCGTCGCACGGGAGGCGGACCTACAAAAGCAGCTTTCGGAGGCTCAGGACGCGGAGACGTCGACGATCCACTTGGAGGATCTGGTCGAAGCACTCTCATCGCTGCCGTCCTTGTGGCACGACATGATCCCGCAAGAGCGGAAGGTCTGGGTCCACGAGTTGTATGAGTCCGTTACACTTCACCTCGACGGCACAGTTACAGTTATTCCCAAATAGTTGTTCTTCTTGAATGTACGGGGACCCGTGGACCGAAAAAAGGTATTGGGGAGACTAAAACTGGAAATTGACCGATCCCCAAAGGTATGAATTGTCAGACGAATGGCCTCTCTCGGACCGTCTGAGGGGGCGGCGTCTTCAGAGTCAGGAGGACACGTCGTTAGACCGGGACCCCACGGGGCGGCAAGAACTGCCCCCGATCCGGCGACGTTTGGACGAGGGGTGCGATCTCTCCCGGCCCGTAGAGGATGGGGTCGCCCGCGATAACGACCGCGCGAAAACTTTTTCTTCCCACCCTGCTCAATCGCTCAAGAATTTGCGTGTATGATGTTGACAACACCTCCCGGCGGGTGTATGATAAAGACAACAGAAAGACACTGCGAGGGAGGCGGACAGGATGACCAAGGCCGAGCGGATCGCACAGATTTTCGAGCGTGGCGACGTGTGGAAGACGGATGACGGCCAGCGGCTAGAGGATTACTTGGTCGCTGCACGGTGTGAAGAGTTGCACGGCGGGAACATCACGATCCACTGGCTGGACGACGGGTCGGCCATCGTCACCGCCGACGAAGGCTGGTGGGACACACTCGACGGGGCGGTGGAAGCCGGACTCACAGTAGATGACCTCGTCGGCGTCGCAGAAGTCGCCGATCGGCTTAGGTGGGACCGTCGAAAGGTGGCGACGTATATCAGCAGAGGCTCGTTCCCGGAACCGATTGCACGACTCGCCATGGGTCCTGTCTGGCGATGGAGTGACGTGGAGACGGTTGCGAAGGAGAAAGGCTGGATCGAGGAGTAACCGGCAGCCCCGGCCACACGGACCGGGGCCTTTTCACGCTCTTAGCCGCCTCCCCACCGCCATCCCATCAACACGTAAAAGAGATTCTCCTCCGGCTCCTCCTCCGGAATCTTCACGCGCCACCCGATGGTCGCGCTCAGGTCCCTGGCGCCGCCGAGGTATCTCGTAACGCTCACGTCATGGCCCCGCCACCGACCGCCGGCGTCCCAGGCCCGGTCGTGGACATACGTCACGTGATCCCGCGGGCCGAGGGCGAGGTCGAGAACGATCGTCCCGAGGGCCGACAGGTCGCCGGAGCTCGGGTCGTACTCGACGAGGAGCGATTGGGTGGCCGTCAGATCGAGGTCGGGCAGGGCGGCAGCGGCCGGCGTGATGAACGCGAAACAGGTGATAGCGATAATAAGGAGCGGTGTGACCAACAACACTGAACGCACGCGATAATTACCTCCTTCTTCGAGCGCGCAAGAGCGCGCCGACGTGCGGCTGGTCGGCCGTGTCGGCGCGCCCTGTGACGAGCGGCTTGAGCGGCGCAAGAAAGCCCGGGGTCTGTAGTAGCCACCCGGGCGTCAGGAGTTTTTTGCGGCCGCCTCCGGCAGACGCCGTTTGAGACGTTCGACCTCCGCCTCTACGAGGTCCCGTACGAAGTCCCTGGCATCGCCGACCGCTTCCTGTAGCACCTTCTCGCCCTCGGTCCCCAGGTGTGCGAGTACGTCTTTCACTGCCTGTTCGCCAAGTGCCACGAGCTCTTCGCGGGTCGCTGTCCCGTCGGCGATCGCCGCCCGGATCGCCTTGGCGAACCGGCTCTCGAACGAGAGAACGGTCGATTCGGCAAGCGCCGCCGCCCGGGCGATCGTGCGGTCGAGGACGTCCGATCGGGTCTGCTCCTCCAGCCTGGCCTGAGCACGTTTGATGTAGGTGATGGCGTAAGCCGACGCGAGCGACAGCGCGGCGAGCAAGACCGCCGCCAACACCTCGAGCACGGCGCTCGTGAGCGTTTCCTTGAGCCATTCCACGTGTCATTCTCCTCTCACATGATCGAGGCCACGATCCAGATGGCCACCGCCAGAACACCGACAGAGATCACGCCGGCGATCACGTCGTAGACGTCCACTACGGATCACCACCCTTCGCGGACGTCAGCGGGATGTGCGCCAGGTCCCACCCCTGCCCCGTCCAGACGCCGACGGCCAGGAACCGCCGTCCGTCGGAGAACGTGACGTAGGCCGCGGCGACCGGGATGCCGAGCTGCTGGGTCTGCGCCGCACCGATCTCCTCGACGTCGACGACCGTCGCCTCGGTGACGCGCCGGATGATGACGCCCGTCGACGCCGGCGCGAGAGCGGAGGCGGGAATGAAAACGGCCGCTCCAATCAGAGCGGCCAGAACGACGGCGCCGATGAAGGCGGTTCTCGCACCCTCACGTGCGCTGCGGGATGACATGCCACACGTTCCCTTCTCGGATGTCAACGTGGGTGAAGGTCGGATACACCTTGATCCCTCGAAACCCGACCTTCTGTGCCTCGAGAGCCACCTCGACGGGCGTGACCCCTTTCACGCTGATGTCGGCCGCGGTGCCTCGCTTGTGCTGGCTCATTCGGGCGCCGCCGACGAAGCGGTTGTAGGCGGGACACCGACAGCCGCTCAACACAGTAATGGGCTTCTGAAGCCGCTGCCGGAGCGTCTCGAGGAGGATGACGAGCTCGTGATGCACCCAGACCTCGCCATGGCACCAGATGTCGTCGACGTCGAGCTTTTTGGCTCGGCACTTGCAGCGAAACTCGTTGGCGTGGAAGTGCTCTGTTAGCTGCATTGACTCACTGCCTCCCTCCCATGACGACGTCCCTGAGCCAGCTCAATGCGAAACCGATGCCGGCGCCGATTCCGGCGATGTACCCGCGGCTGATCTCCAAAGCGCGGATGCGGTTGGCGTGATCGTTCAGCCGGTGGGTGTGGTCCGATTTAAGACCCTCGATCTGGTGCACGATCCGGCTCTCCATGTCGCGCACATCCTGGCAGACGCCGTCGCGCAGGTCCCGGATGCGCCCCTCCAACCATTGTCGGTCTTCATGGCTCATGCTCACGTCGTCTCACTCCCCGTCCCAGACATGAAAAAACGGCCCGAAGGGCCGTTACGTCGACTCTCGCCACTACTTCCTCATCTTAGAGTTCCGAGTTGTGGAACAGTTTCACGTAGTCCAGGTAGAGCGTAGCGGCCGTCACCCCGCCGCTCGACTGGATGAAGGCGCGAGGAGCCAAATGAAAATCGGGCACGCGTGTCGTGTGCGTAGCCTTGAGAACATTGTCCACGTAGAGCCTAAGTTCGCTCGCGCTCAGGAACTCGAACCGGTAGACGTGCCACTCTCTCGGGTCGACGGCGATGTTGTCGGTCGTCTCAGAACTTGTGTCGTCGCCGCTCAAGAAGGAGATCGTATTCGCGTTGGTCCCGAACTCGACCCAGAACCACGGGAAGCCTCCGGGCATCAGATACCCCGTCGCGACCTGGGCTCCCCAACGGCAAATGAGCGAAGTCGAGCCGAGAGCAACCCACGTACTCGTCTTCGCCCTCCAGATCAACGTGTAGGGCTGGTCTGAGATTCGCACGCTCACTTTCGCCTTCAACCCGCCGTCGTTGGTCGAGCCACTGGCCTCCGTGTAGAGCTGCTGGATGTGCGTCGAGTTGTCGTGTGTTACGTTGCCGGTTACGCTCCAGACCGATAGCGGGTCGAAGCTGTAGAAATGGTCGACGAGGGCAAGCTGGACACCCTCGACTAGATCGGCGTTGTGCGCCTTCTCCCGCCGATTGTTCACCCAAGGCGCTGTCACGCCGAGCTCCGGCGCTGACGCGGCAATCCCCGGCCCGGCCATTCGCTCGAGCCAATCCTCGTACGCGCCGGCCGGCTTGCCCCGCACGACGAAGATCGTCTGATCCTCGCCCTCCGAGTTCGAGCCGAAAAGCGTGTGACGGATGGCCACGACGGCGAGGTCCTGGTCCGTGTCGAAGTGGTCGCTGTTCGCCTTGAACCTGTACAGGTCGCCGAGCTCCGCGAAGGCGAAGTAGCGCACCGGGATCTCCATCTCCGCCTTCGGCTCGGCGAGATCGAGCGCGCCTTGGGCCATCGCCCGGGCCTCGGCCTCGGTGTCGATCTGGCTCGTCGCAGCCTCTGCGAGCTGCATCCAGCGCCGCCCGTACTTCGTGATCGACGCCGCATCCGTCTCCTCGACGGTCAGCCGGTCGCCCGTCGCGGAGTCCGTGTAGGGCACGCTCACCGCGTTCCTGATGGCGCGCCTGCTCATATTGAGGCGCGTCGGCTGCCCGTACTCGTCGGGCCCGAACGTGTAGTCGGGCGCCGACTTCGCCCTGTCGGGCTTATAGAACGTGAGGTCGAAGCCGCGGCGGGACTGGGTCCACTTCATCCGGGCGTCCCAGGCCTTTTGCAGGGCGATCGTACGAAGCGCGGTGAGGGTGGGCTCCTTCACCTGGACATATTGCCGAATGGCGAATGCGCTCGACTCGGGCGTCCGAAGCGTGATCCCGCCGACGTTGTCGTCGAGGATCTGCTGCATGACCGTCTCGGCCAGGACGGTCAGGTCGTCGTTCCCGTACTCCCTCTCGGTCTCGATGAACGTGTCCCGCACGATCGCCGCATCGTCGTCGACGGTGAGGACGACTCGGTCGGCCCAATCGATGTCCTCGACGGTGCCGCTGAACACGAACTCGGGCGGGTTGTCGGCCAGCATGTCCGCCGGCGAGAGGTTCTGGTACGCCTCGACGGTCTCGTTGGAGACGGCCAGGGGGTTGCTCGAGTAGCGCGCGTCCTCCTCGGTGCCGGTGATCGTCTCGATGATGACCTCGCGGCCGAGATCGAGGATCGGCGCATACGCGTCGGCTGCGGTCCGGTTCAGCTTCGAGGCCTCGACGAGCGGCGAGAGGTGCATGTCGTAGATCGACCGGAAGAGCGTCACAGTCGCCTGGCTCACGGGCATGTCGAGATCCTCGCCGTACTCGACGGAATCGACCCAGTCCCAGTCCTCCAGGTCGTGGAGCGCGCGCCACTTCCCCTCGCCGTCTTTGGCGTAGACGCGGGCGTGGACCGCGTAGAGAGGCGCCTGAAGCACCTTGGGGAGGCTGGTGATCGATTGTGATTGAGCCGCCATCCCCACGCGCGTCAGGGTAGAGATGGTCTCGGCAGTACCTCTCACGACGGGTCTCCCTCCGGCATGCAAAGAGCCGCCCCGGTCGGGACGGCTCAGTATTTCGCGCCAAATAGCTTCTTGTTACGGGAACACGGCCCGGTAATACTGCCCGATCTCCTGGACCGGCAGGCCGCTGTAGCCTTGGGTCGTGCGGATATCTTCGTGCCCGAGCAGCGCCTGCAGGACGTCCGCCGGCATCCCGGCGTCCCGTAAATGCTTCGCCGCGCTGTGGCGGAGCCGGTGCGGGGTAAGCCGCCCTCTGAGCCCCGCCTTCTCTCCCAGGATCCGCATGCGCCGCTCGATGCTGTTCTTCGACATGCGCTGTCGAAACTGCGATTGGAACACCCACGGGTTCGTGTCCTGGCGCTTCTCCTGGTAGCGCCGGAGGAGCAGCACGGCCCGAGTCGAGAAGAGCGTCTGCCGGGACTTCCCGCCCTTGCCGTCCCGAACGATGAGACTCTTCGCGTTCAGGTCGACGTCGCTCCAATCGAGCTTGACGGCTTCGCTCACCCGGATCGCCGAGCTGTAGAGCACCTCGAAGAGCAGCCGGTCCATCCCTTTGGCGACGTCTCGCACCTGCTCGATTTCCTCGTGGGTGAGGTAGCGCGGCGGCCGCTTACCGAGCCGGGGCGCGTCGATCTTTCGCATGGGGCTCTTGTCGATCAGCTCCTCGCGCTCCATCCACTTGTAGAGCGACGAGAGCTGATGGATCTTCGAGGCAATCGTCGAGAGCCCGTTCCCCTTCCGCTCCTCGGCGGCCAGAAAGCGCCGGACGTCCTGAGTGCTGACCTCGTCGACCGGACGCCCAACCTCCCGGACGAAGCGACGGAGGAAGAGGCCGTACGACCGGAGCGTGTCGGCCCGGCGCCCCCTTTGCTTCTGGACGCTCAGGTACTCTTCGATCAGGTCGAGACTCCGCTGGACGTCCGTCCGGGACGCCTCGTACACGGCGCCGGCGAACCGGGGATTCACCGTCAGGCTCACCTGGCGGCCGTCCCAGGAAACACAAATGCCCCGCTGGTCGCCATGACCGCGGAGCACTTCCAACACGCGTCTCGCCTGCGGCATCTCGATTCCGGCCGTCTCGGCCAGCCGCTCAAGAGTGAGCGAACGGCCGCTGGCGAACAGGACCGCCTCAAAAAGAGACGCGAGTTCGTCCACGCCCTGCCGATGGATCGGCACGACGCGGGACACTTCGGGCGTATTCATTTGTCGGCAACCTCCCATAGTTGCCTCCCAGGTTTATGTGGGGAGGCAGGCCCCTGGGAGAGGGCTTTTCGGGCTCGAGTTCCCTAGCCTCCACCGAATAGATTCAACCGGCCTGTGGCCGGTCCTCCAAAAGGAAACGCCTCCCAATCACTCGAATCGCGCGGTGTCCAGTCGCACAATTCACAACGGGAGGCGAGTAAACTGCCCAAGTTTTCCGAGGACGAGATCAAAGCCGCGATTCGCAATCTTCAACGACGAACCGACAACAGAACATGCCAATACTGTGGTCGTCGGCGATGGAGCATACTTCCCGAGCCTTTAGGTCTCGTTAGCCCCGACCGTACCAAGTCGCTCTACGATGGCGCCCCGGTCTTGCTCTGCCTCGTGCTAATCTGCAATCACTGCGGCCAGGTGTCCCTCTTCGAGATACACCTACTACTTCTCGACTCCCCGCTCGACGATAGCCTCCAGGGTTTGAACACGTGATTCCAGTTCGGTGATTCGTGTGACCGGGGACGCTACGTGATGACCGACGTCGTCAATTGGCGCGACGCCGCCGGTGGGGACGTATACACCGTACCGGTCTCTCTTGTACCCCATCGGCACGTTCCTGGTTTCGTTGGCCTCCATGGCGATCCTCCTACATCTGGAGCCCCGGTCTTTCGACTTGGGGCTCCAATTCTCTGCCGTCCAGAGTGGCATTAAAGGGCGCTCGCTTCCAAGAGCAGGAAATGTGAGCGCCCTCCTCTAAGACTCCCGTGCCACCGAGAAGACCAAGAGGAGGGCGTTCCACTTGACCTGCGAATGGATGTTCCTTTGCGAGCACGTTGAAATCGACGAGCAACACAACAAACCAACCGCGCACGGCATTTTCGACCACACATCCATTGACCACTTGCCCGCCATCTTTCACGGCGTACTGTTTGGTCGGCTACTCGGAGAACCGGGGGAACTCTCGGATTTACGGATCCGAGCCTGGGACCCTCACGGGAACCCCGTCTTGACCGCGAGCATCGACTCGTTTTCTTTGCCACACGACGTCGAGTTCGCATGGCTCATCGCCAATCTCGAATTTGAAGTTGCCGAACCTGGTTTGCACGGTATCACGCTCTACATCGACAACAAGAAGGCGGCATCAACCAGCCTTCACGTCAACCGATAAAACGCTGGCCCTGTTGAAGTTGCGATGCTTCTTCGTGCTTCGGCTGAACGCGCCCGTCTGTCTGGCGTTCGCACGAACGACGATGGTCGGTGTGTTGAAGTTGCGCTGTGTCTCATCCATTCGGGGTTCGGGCATAAATGGCCCTCCTTCTAAGTGCCACTAAAGGGCGCTACTCCATTACTAAAGGTTTCGACTGCATTTGTGCCAAGTGATGCTCCGCGAGTCGCCAGTGTTCGGTCTTGCTGACTTCTAGGTCTTGGTCCTTGCTCCACTCGGCCTCGAACACGGTGCCCGGAAGCGGCTTCCCCTCCTCGTTGACCCGCGACTCGTCCAAGTGGACGCGGAGCAAATAGCTATTTACTCGTTCCTCCCCGGTAAGCCACTTCATCGCCATTGCAATCACCTCACAGAATGTAGCTCGCCCCAACGCTGTACGTATAATTACTACCGTCTCCGTGCGTTACCCGAACTCGCCACCGCCTCGGAAGTACCGTCTGAGTGGTTTGCCGAATGCTACCGGCGGCGTTGGCCGCTCCGGGATACAGCACATAGATATTGATGCCGGTGGTGGTTACGGCAGAAGGCGAGTCGCTGACGAAGTGCAGCCCCGAAACCGGATCATTACCAAGGAAACGTAACTGCAAGCCGCCCGTTCCGCTTGCACCGGTGACGTTCAGGAATACCATGACGCCCTTTGCGTTGTAATTGACCTCGGTAGGGCTATCTGTTGTCGTCGTCCGGGTGGCACTGGCCAGCAGCGTTAACTCGGCGTTGTTACGCCAGCGGTCCCAGGTGGAACCGTTGAAGGCGTAGTCCCCAGTCGACAAGCTTCGGGAACCATCGACGCCGTCACCTACCGCACTCGCCTGAAGGTCCAAGCCTGCCGAGTTCAGGAGTCTGACCAGGAGGTTGCGTTGAGAGTCCAGTCGCAACCGTTCCCAGTCAGTTCCGTCAAACGCTTGGAGGAACGCCGCGACCTTTGTTAGGTCCGTCGGATTCGCAACCCCATCGGCTGCCGTGAAACTCCCCTTCAGCTCAGCTTTCACTTGCGGCTTCTTGGGGTTCGAGCTAGACCCCGGCGGCATGTAGAGCCCGGTGTCCGTGTCCAGCTCCCAGAACGCCATCGGCGTGATCCACTCTTGTACGGCATCACGCGTCTGGGCGAGCGAGACGATCTTGACGCCGTCGGCATCGACGTGTGCGGTCTGGGTGAATGTCTGGCCCATGGCAATCGCTCCTTACTCGTTCGCGGTCGTTACGTGCTGACGTGCCGCGCCGCGGCCGCCCCTTTCCGCACCTGGCCGAGCAGGGCGGCCTTCAGCTCCTCCAACGTGCCCGCCGCCTGAATTGCCGCGGCCAGTTCCTCGTTCGGATCGGGCGGCGGCGCCGGCGGAGTCGGATCGTGCGCCGCGATCACGCTCTCGATCGCCCGGCGATCGTCGTCCGTGAGGTTGACGTCGACGTCGAGTGTCACCTGGCTCCCATCGCCCCAGATGCGCATGACCGCGCGCCTCTCGCCGTCTGTACCCATAACGGGCTGAAGCGATGGCACGGCGGCCAGGAGTTCATCGTGGAGCTTCGAGAGATGGTGATCTCTGGTGTAGGCCAGTTGCATCCTCAGTCACCCACCCTTATCGCCATGAACTCGGGCGAGACGTTCCCGTTCACCTCGACGTTCAGCGCACCACCGGACGTCTGCACCACCAGCGCTTCGACGTAATCGTTGGCGGCCAGGTTGTAAACGGTGCTCACCGAGAGAATTGTCACCGCACCCGACACGGCCGGAACGCGCAGATACGCAATGCGCGTCGCCCCGTTTAGGCGGATGATGAGCGACCGATGCCCCGTCGAGTTTGAAGCGAACTGGACGTTGGCCGAGATAACGTACTTGCCGGCCGTGGTTGCTTTGATCCGGGAGTTATTGGTCGCCGTGTCGTGCATCGTGTCCGTGTCGAAGCGTTCTTGGTTGAACGCAAGCGCCGTCTCGGCACTGTCTGCGATGCTCTGGGCCGCGTCGTGATACACCCTCGCTGCGGGAGGAGCCTCGAGCAGGCCGACCTCGGTGTCGAGCTTGTCCATGTTCGCATTCTGGTCCGCGATGATGGTCGACCAGAGATCCGTCAACTCGTGCTTCTTGAGGCTGAGCTTCGTCGTGGTCGTACTCATGGGCTACACCTCCCGCAGGACGAAGTCGATCTGCCAGAGCGTCGATCCGACCACTCTCGGTTGGACCGCGTCGCACATGCACTCAACCGTTTTGCCGCCGACCACGTCGCCCGAGACGTTGAGCTTGGGGAGGCTCGAAAACTGCGTCGTCAGCGCCTGCCAGGCCACGATCATGTCGGCCGTCGCTAGGTACGGCAGGGCGACCAGCTCGTCGTAATCCGTGGGCGCGCCGGTCAGCGTCAGATCCCCGTCCGCATCGACTGCGAGCCACGTCGTGGATGCGGCATCATTGCGCGTGCTGTTCAGCCACTTGGCGCCGTCCGATCGCACCGCGTAATAGTCCCAGGCCGACCCGTTCCAGCGATAGACGAGCACCGCCCAGTCGTCCGCGAGGCCGGCGGCGTAGGTAATGCTCGTGATCGACACCTTCCCGCCGTACTTGCCTCCGGTGGCGAGCGTCGCGCTGTACCCGGACCGCGGCCCCAGTCCCTTGCTCGAATACAGGTCGCTGTCGAAGCTCCAGTAATGACCCTCGCCGAGCAAAAGCCCCTCGTGGGCGATCGCCTCCGCGACCTTGAACGGGAACAGTCGCAGCGCCCACTCGCCCTTCCTGGCCCGCTGCGTCCCGCGGAGCTTGCCGGAGTAACCCCGCGACATGCCGCCGATGATGACGTTCTCTTTGAGCCCCTGCCGCTGGTCAAGATCGAGTTCGTATCCGTTGATCGTCAGGTCGGCCATCGTCTTACCTCCCCGTCACGAGCGGCGGCGCCGCAAGAGACGGATTCCCGCTACGCTGGGCATTGTGGGCCCGGAGTTGGCGCATGACCTCCCGCGCCGTCTCCTTCGGGTCCCTCGCGCCATTGACGTTGAAGATGAACGTATCTCCGCCCATCGACCGCTGCTGCTCGGGCGTGAGGACCAGCTCGCCCCGGTGCAGCATCGCCGGGCCGTCCCAGGGCATGATCCCCCCGGTATCAAAGCTCGGGATCTCCGGCCGAGCGGCGGAAAACCGAATGGCCTCGACCCTGAACCCTTCCGGGACGTTGAGGTTGCGAGAAAGGTCTTGCATCTTGGTCGCCACCTCGCCGGTCGCCTCGGCGAGAAGACCCATGTTGTCTAGAACCTCGAACAGGTCCCGGGAGTCATCCGCGATCCGACCGAGGACACCCTCGATCACGCTCGAGTCGAGCTGCCCTTCGCCGAGGAATGCCTTCTGCACGTGCTCTGCAAGGGCCGTGATCTGAGGCTCAAACACGGTGGCGACGAAGCTCGTGATGATGCCGCGCCGCACGATCGAATCGACGCTCGCCTCGAGGTTCTTCTCGAAGGCCCGGAAGGCGTCGGGGTCGTCCAGAATGCCCTCGACGCTCGCCCGTTCGATCGCGCCGTGGATGCCGGTGGCGAACGTATCCGCCGCCACCCCGAGGGCGTCGATCAGCTCCGTCCGGGCGCCCTCGATCGCCTCCTCGAGCTCGCGGATCTGCTCCTCGGTCTTTTGGATCTGGGGCCCGAACTCGTCGCGTCCCTTTTGCCGGCCAACGGCGCCTCCGGCCAGGAGTCCCGCCGCCCCGGCAAGCAGCAGACCGGACGGACCAAGGCTCGCCAGAAGACCGACCCCAATGCCAAGGGCCGCCCCGGAGGCGGCCCCTTGCGCCGTGCGGACGTCCTGCTGCTGCTGGAGTCGCTGCAACTCGCGCAGCCGTCGACGTCGCTCCTCAACGTTGCCGCCGAGATTTTCGAAGTTCCGAAACGACTGAGCGACGCCGAGCACGTCAGTGCCCGGATCGGGAACGTCGCGGATACGCGCCAGAAACTCCGCCTCGCGCGTGTCGATGAGGTCCACGATCGCACCCACGGCGAACTGGAGCGCGTTGCCGAGAAGCTCTTGCGGGTTGAACCGGAAGCCGTCGGACGTCATCTCCAGCGAATCGGCAAGCGCCCCCAGTGCCGGGTCAATTTCTCCCAATCGAGAAGCCAGCGCATCGAAGCCGCTGTTGACGAGCGTCAGGAGGTTTACGGCGTCGGCAAACGGATCCTCGAGGCCCTCGGCCTCCTCGCCCTCGGCCTCCTCGGTTTTCTCCTTGATTTCGCGGAAGAACGGGCGCACAGCCGCCTCGAGCGCGGCAAAGAGTTCGAGCTGCCGGTGGCTCGCGCCGGAGAGGTTCTCGACCCCGCCGATGAGATCGAAGAAGGCGGTGCTGAGTTCCGCCAAGCGTCCAACGAACTCCTCGTCGCCAACGATACCTGCCCGCTGCTCCAGACGGAGACGGTTGAAGAGGAACTCAATGTCATCCAGCGAGAGCCTGGGCTCCCTCGCCTCCTGCTCGGGCACGGCGAGCTGAGCTCCAAAGCGCGGCGTCGTGAAGAGCGTCGCCGAGATCGGCCCACCCGGCGCCATCCGGTCCTGGATCTGATCGAGGACGCCGAGAACCTGGAGGAGCGCCAAGTGCCATTGCAGGGTGCCATCCTCGAGGCTTTCGACGTGGTTGATCAGTTCGAAGGTCCGGTCAAGGAGCGTACCCAGATCGGAGGTGCCCGCCTCGAGTTTGGCCTGCAGAAGCGAGGCGTCCCGGGCGATCTTTTCGAAGACGCGGTCACGCTGCGTAAGTCGCAGCTCTTCGTTCGCAAGCACGAGGAGCTTTTGGAGGTGCTCCGCTTCTTCGCTCCAAAGCTGCATCTGCGCCCGGATGCTGTCGGCCTCTTCCGCGGTCAGGACCTCGGTGTTAAGGATCTCCTGGCTCACCTGGCGGAGTCGCGAGAGCTGGGCGATCTGCGATTCGAGGATCTGGACGCGCTCGTTCTCGACGAACCGGATGAACTCTGCCTGGTCCGCGTGGGCGTCGGAGAGCCCGAGGATGCTGAGTATGCGCTCCTGGTTGCGGCGGTTCGCCTGCTCGAGCTTGTCGACTTCCTCGCGCCAGCGCTCGACGGCCTTGGTCGTCTCCTGCGTGCCGCCGGTGGAGGTCCGGGCCGCTTCCTCCTGCTTCTGCCGAAGCTCCTCAATCCGCCGCACGGTCGCCTCGATCTCACGGTCGAGGTTGGCCATCGCTTCCCGGGTACGACCCGCGAGCTGCGACTCGGAGAAGAACGGGTCCGCCATCACTTCCTGCAGGCGCTCCCTCTCCTCGCGAAGACGAGAGAGATCCGCCTCGAGCCTGGCGATGTCGGCCGTTTTTCCGATGCGCTCGAGCCGTTCTTCGAGCGTCTCAAGCGACGAGACGAGCGACCAAACGGCGCCGGCGGCAAGCCCGATGAGAGCGATCCAGCCGGTCGGTCCGCTGAGGAAGCCCGTTACGAGGCGAAGCACGGAAGGCAGCTTCCCGATCAGAATGAGAGCCGGGCCGAGAGCCGCCGACCACGCTGCGAAACGCAGGATGCTCTGCTGCGTGACGGGGTCGAGGCTTCGCCACGCATCAGTCGCCGCTTTGATCCGATCCTCGAGGTCTTGGAAGAACTCAATCGTCGGCTGCTCCAAGACCTCGCCGATCGCTTCGCCGAGGTCGCCGGCGGCGTTCTTCATCGCCTGGAGAGCGCCAACGCCGGTCTGGCGCATCAAGCGCGCCGAGTCGCCGGTGTTCTTGTCGAGGATCTGGAGGAGCATGGCGACGCGCTCGGTCGTGTTCCCCATCTCGAACGCTTCCCGCTCCGCCTCCGAGAGCGTGATGCCGTAGCGCGAGAGAGCCCCGGCCCCCGACGTGAGGGCCCGGCCGACCTGAAGAGCGGCCGTGCGGAGGTCCATGTCGTAGGTCGTCGCCAGGTTCTGCACCCGCGGGGTGAGAGAACGGATCTGATGCTCGGTGAGTTGGAAGGTTGCGAGGAGCGCCTGAGCCTCGACCGTCGCCTCGTCGCCGATGGTCGTCACGTTCTGAAGCTGGGTCGCGTACGCCTTCAGCCGCTCGGCGGCGCCTGCACCGGCGATCCCGGCCCCCCGGAGGGTCGCCTCGAGGAGGAGCCCCGCACGACGCTGCTCAGACTGGAAGTGCGTGACGGCCGCGAAGCCGGCGGCGAGAGGAAGCGTCAGGAACTTGACGAGGTTCGTGCCGACGCGCTCGAAGTCGTGCTCGAGTTGCGTGGCCTCGCGCCGAGCGTCACGAATCCCCTGGGTCAGTCCCTGATCATCGGTCCTCAGTTCCAGTACCGCTTGGCCCAGGCTCTCGGCCATTCTCCCTCACCACCTTCACGCCGATCCCGGCGAACATCGACGCCTGATCCTCGAGCGACATCTTCGGCCGCTCTCTCCGGGCGCGAGAAAGCGGCCCCTTAGCGAGCCGCTCCCATTCCCGCAATATTGACTGCCTGTCGTCCTTCGGCAACGAGCCGAAGCCGATCGCGAGCTCCATCACGCGCCGCAGCGATTCTCTCGCTTCAATCCGAGGCTTCGCAACGAGCAGGGCGTCACGCAGCCACCGAGGGGTTACGATCCAGTCTTGCGGCCTCCCGCCGTAGAACCTTTGGAGCTCCGCGACGATTTCACCGAGGTCCGCCGGTTGCTGTTCTTCGTTGCCCCGGTCTCCGACGGCGGCGAGAGAATCGTCCGTCTCGCCGCCCGAGTAAAAGCCATGAGAATCTGCACTTTATGCCCGTCGGGGAGCTTGTGAAAGACGTCGTCCGGGATACCGGGAACGACCACCCTGAGTGATCGGTTGACGAGCTGCGCGAGCTCGTCGAACTGCTCGTTGGTCGGATCCTCGGCCTTGGATGCCTCGACGAGCATCCTCCCCGCCTTCTTGAGGAGCGCCTCGTCCTTGAAGCTGAGGTCTTCGTAGACGGCCATTTCGTACGACTGGCCGTCGATCTTGATGATGGGCCGATCGGGAACGAGGGTCGAGAGTTCAAGGATTGGCTTTTCGGCCATGGCTTGTCGCCTCCGCCTTTTGGATGTCGAGCTTGATGCCGAGCTGCTCACATACGTTTCGCAGCCGCTCCAGTGCTTGCATGTCTGCCTGCGCCGCACGCCGGTGCGCCGCGGCTGCGCGCTTATGCTGCCGTGCGCTCTCTCGCAGGGCCTGGGCGGCCCCCGCGAGGGCTCTGGACGTCGCGTCCTCTGCCTTCATGGGATTGCTCCTCCTTACGCCGGCGCCGCATCCTGGGCCCGGAGAACGCCGAAGCGCTCGCCGTCGGACGCCGCGTCCGGATCCTCGATCGCGATGAACTCGCACTGGAGACCCGCCGGCTGCCCCTTGCGGAACACCGGGGTCGGGTTGCCGCCCTGGTAGCAGATCCGGATCTCCCACTGCATGTTCCAACCGTTGCCATACGGCGAGGGTCCACGAGCAAGCAGCGCGTAGCGGGTCACGTCCGGTCCCTGCCGAAGCGGAATGGAGCGATGCCCCGCCGTACCCGCGCCGGCAGCGGTGTCCGTCACCGTCACGTCGTTCAGGAGCTTTGCGAACTGCTCCAGCGTGAGGTCGACAAGGACGAAGGAGATCCGCAGGTTCTCTTCCGTGCGGAACACCTTCTTGGGGCCCGTGTTCCCGAGACCCCTCCACTGCTGGATGGTCTGCTCGTGGGCGGCCGTGACCCCTTCCTCGCCGTAGTTCTCATCGCCGCTCGTCCCGAGCTGCGTCCACGACCCGCCAGGAGCCGCGTCGATCGCTGGGAATGCGGTCCCCGTCGCTGCGACGTAGATCGTCGCCGGCGCCGCGATGACTTCGAACGGGGTAACTGCCATGTTGATCCTCCTTCCTAGCTGACGGCCGTCTCGGCCGCCGTGACCATGTACGTGCGCAGAACGAAGGGCCAGTCCGTCTTCGGATCCCGAAGCTGGAGCGGCCCTCCGGAGTTCACTGCATGGTGCAGCAGGACGCTTGAGACGACGTCCCGCCGCATGTGCTTCATGAGGCCGTGCGCCGCCCGGTGGATCCGGTCGGCTTCGTACGGCGTCTCGCCGTAGCACCGCAGGTCGACCCGGATCTCTCCGACCCGCAGATACGAGTTGGCACCAACACCTAACGTGCCGCCGCCGGCGTACGCCACGACGAGGGCCGCCCGAGGCATGTTCGGCACCTCGGCCTCGTCCAGGTCGCCTCCGTAGACCCGGCCGCCCGTGAGCGTGTTCACGTCGCCGGTGTTGAGGAAGGTCACGAGCGCGCCGATCACGTCCGTCATCGCTGCATGTTCCTCCTGATCCGGGCGGCGAGCTTCGGGTACTCAGTGTCCGCCGAGGGGCGCAGGTACGCCTTCCCGCGGGGCTCCGGCAGCACTTCCTGGTAGATGGCGTAGTTCACGTCGAACGAGCCCCACCGTTGCACGAAGCCTCGGGAATCGCGCTGCACGGGCCGGGACTGGATCGACCCCTGGAGCGTCGACGTGTCGACGTTCACCGTGGCCTTGGCGAGGTCGATGCAGGCTGCGGTCGTTTCCTCCATGGCCGCGACCGTGGCCTGCTGAGCCTTTCGCTCGACCCTGTCTCCGTGCCAGACCAGCGCCATCCTAGCTCACCTTCTTCAGCACGAGTTCCAAGTGCGACAGATGGTGCTTCACGACCGCCTCGACGTCGAAGACGCCCGAGACGACGCTGTTCCCACGCCGATCGGTGATGCCGTTGATGCGGTCCGTCTCGGTAACGTCCGTCCCGAGAGGGATCATCATCCGCACGTCCTGAATGACCGCCTCGCGCTGGGCGTCCGTGTCCTCGCGCTTGGTGGTCGTCCAGAACCAGCAGGCGACGTCGGTCAAGTGATTCTGGTAGTTCGGCTTCGCCTTCGTGTTCCAGGCGTTCGTCGTCGCCGTCTGGTCACGCTGGATCGTGCAGCGAAGCGTCATACGGCTCCTGGCGCCCATCAGGCGAACGCCCCCAATCCACCCCGCGGTTGCAAGGCGGAGAGGATCTTCGCCCGCTCCCGGTCGTAGTCGAGCGCGGTGCCCGACCAGCTCCCGACCTTCTCACTCGCAAGCCCTGAGAACTGGATCGCCAGCTTCACGAGGTCGACCTGCACTCGCTTTCGCTGATCGGTATCGTCGACCGGCGTGTAAGTGATCGTCACCAGCGGACCCCACACACGGCGGGCGTTCGTACCGGTCCGCAGCCGCTCAATCCGCCGGCCTCCATGCCAGGTACGGTAGTCGTCGGCTGCGAGGGTCGTCGTGGTCGTGTCGTCCGTCTCCGTCTCGACAATCGACGTGAACGCCGATGCCGGCCGGTCGAGGAAGAGATTCCGATCCCCTCCCTCGAGCTGCACGACGATCGGCGCGTCGGCGAAGTTGGCTCCGAACGCCGCGACGATCATCTCCTCAGCGTCGTCGAGGAGGCGCTGGACCGCGGCGTCGACGAGATCCGTCTCGACGTGCTGGCGAAGGTCGGCTACCGAGAGCAGCGCCACTCAGATCACCCCACCCGTAGGACCGCGAAGCTGAGTCCCGTCACTTCGGAGAGCGTGATCTTCAGGTCCCCGCTTACGTCGTTGTACACGCGCGGCGAGAAGGGACCCATGAACACGTCGCCAGTCGTGGCCGGGACGGTGACCGTGCGGTCGGATACGGCGAGCCCGTCGACGGTGCCGGGGGTCTCGAGAGTGACGACGCAGTTCCCGGCTCCCGTCTTCTTGAAGTGCAGGATGACTCGACCGTCGTTTCGGACGAGGTACGTGTCCGATGTCGAGAGGCTCCCGTGATACGTGGCTCCGCTCAGGCCACCGGGCACAACCTTCTGAGGTTCCTTGCGGACGTTTGCCATCTGCTACACCCCCACGAGGCCGAAGCCTCACTCGCCGCTGGACGCGGACTCCTCGGCTTCGGCTATCGCCGCGATGAGGTCGTCCTTCTTCACGCCGACGCTTTTGATGCCGAGCTCCTTGGCCCGCGCCTGCAGTTCTTTGAAGCTCTGGCCGTCGTCGCCGTTGGCAACCTCGGAGCCGTCTCCCGTGCTCCCGGACTGGGCCTGCACTCCTTTGTTCTCGCCGGGCTTACGCTGCTTGTTTTCCGCAGGCGCGCTCCCTTTGAGTTGGACCTTGCCGCCCTTCCCCAGGGTGAGACCCAAGCGGGCCACCTCTTTCTCCGGGATCACGCGCCCAGGCGCGGCGAGGAGGAACCTCGCTCTCGGGTCGCCATCTTCGACCACGGTCTTCTCGTCCGCCGTGAGCCACAGCCGCCGGTCCGCCTTGATGCCTGCTGCCATGGGATCTTCCTCCCTTCGCGTCGTGATCGTCAGCCCCATCGGAAGCCCCCCTTACACCACGGTGATGTGGTACAGGTAGACGTCGACGGTGCCGGCGATGACGTCGATGGTAAGCCCGCCCTCGCACTCGATCCCCGGCCAGAGCCAGATCGTCCGCTCTTCGTTGGCCGCGAGCTCGATCGTCATGATGCCGGTCCCGGCCGCCACGGTGGCGCCTTCCATGATGCGCACTGTCGCCGCGGCCGCCGTCCCTGCACTCTCTCGAACGGACACGCCCACCAGTCGAAGCCCGGTCGCTGCCGCGACCGCGGCCTCGACGTCGGCGGAGATGCCTTCGTTGACGTCCACCGCTGCCGCTGGGGCGTACACCCCATCGATGAGTGGCATGATGCATCGTCCTCCTTTCGCTCATCAAAAAAGACGGGCCGCTGCCCGTCCTCCGACTTGCTCTCGAGACTACCGCGCTCGGGCTTAGATGCCCGTCACCGTGCAGAACGCGGCCGGCCGGAACCAGACCAGCGCCACACGGAAGTCCGCACGGATCGCCTGCTTGCCGTTGATGAAGAACGTATCGTGGGAGTCGGTGATCTTGACTTCGATCCCCCGACGCTCGAAGAGCATCGAGAAGTTGGCGAAGTCACCGACGACCGCCGTGTTCTCCGTTTGGGCGTCGGACTGCGCGACCGGCAGACCCCAGATGCGCTCGGGACCGGGCTCCGAGGGGTTCCCCCAGATGTAGACGCCGTCGGCCGTCCGAAGCAGGCGGATGTCCTGCCAGTCATTCGGGTGCATGATGACGGCGCCCGGCATCGCCCGCCCGGTGACGCGGACCAGCGTCATGGCCTTGTAGATCGCGTCCGGCGTCGGATCGCTCCCCTTGGCCTGGGTCTGGATGCCCGAGACGTTGTTGATCCCCTCGAGGTTCGGGGCGGTGCCATTGCCCACGAGGATCTGGCTGTCGAGGCGCTGGCGGAGCATGAACCGCAGCCGAGCGTCGACGTAGGAACGCACCTGTGGGACGTCTTCGAGCTGCTCGTCACTGAGCGGCAGCCAGACGCCGATCTTGCGGACGTTCGATGTCTGCTCGGTCAGCGCGAGCGCCGCCTCGCCGTAGGTGGCCGCTGCGGCCTGCGTGGATTCGGCGACCTCCGCCGCGTTGTTCGTGAAGGTCGTCTCCTCCATGTAGACGATGGCGTTCTGCCCCGTTTGCCCCAGGGGAATGAGATCGGTGACCTGGATCGGGCGCACCTGTTCCTCGATGATCCGCCCAATACGGGTCGACTCGGGCGCCCATCCCTGGCCGGTGGACATGACCGTCTTCAGCTCGATGTCGAGCTCGGCCATCTTTTTCTCGGCCCTGAACTTGTAGGCGTCCGATTCGACGAACAGCTCGCCGAATGTCTTCACCCGGCCCCCCTTGCGGTCGGGCTCCCCGCCTCCGGGATGGACGATGCCGCTTCCGGCGCCGCCCTCCTTGCGGTTCTTCGCCTGCTGCGCGGCGATTTCAACCGCGGCCAGGTTTTCGACCTCCTTCGCGAGGTCGGCCAGCTCGTCGTTCATGGCCCGGATCTTCTCGGCCTTCGCCTTGGTGTCGCCCTCGAGGACGGTCACCTTGGAGAGATCGAGATTATCACCGGCCTGCTCGAAGACCTCGTGCAGCTTCTGCTGCTTGGCCTCAAGCTCTTTTCGCTTCTGGACCAGCGTTGCCGATGGCATGATGCGCTACCTCCTCTTCTCAGAGCACGCCCGAGAGGGCGGCCCGTGTGCGTTCGTACCGGGCGAGCTCAAGCAGGACGATATCCTGCGTCGCCTCATCGTCCTTGGCTGCAGGGTCTGTGAGCAACGCCTTCAAGTCGCTGGTCGCGCGCTCCAGCTCCTCGATCATCGTGGCGATGCGCCCCTTCGCCTCGTCCGACAGGTCCCGCCCTTCCTTGCCGCGCAGGTCCGCAAGCGACACGGCGCGGTCCTTCACTCCGACCACCTCGGCGAGCACGCGCTCGAGCTGATCGGCAAAACGCTCTCTGCCCTTGGCAGAAAGGGTGCGGGTCGCAATGCCCGCCCCCAGGATCACCGGGGACACCTCGTGCACCTTGAGCTTCTCGAGGAACCGGACCCGCCGGTCCTCCCGCTCGCCCTCCGACGCCTTCACGACGTCGTAGCCATAGGACCACTCCTGCAGCTCGCCCATGCCCTTGACGACCGTGAAGTGCTCCCGGGCGTTCTCGGACTCCATGAAAAAGCGGCCCTCGAGGACCGCCTCCTTGCCGACTTCCCGGATCGTGCCCCGCCCGACCGGCAGGACCGCTCCCCAGGACGAATGGTTGTAGCCCGACATGCGGGTCTGAGCCCCGTCTTCGAAGGCGCCGGGAAGCGTCACGTCCCCGTCGTGGTCGATCACGTCGAGAGTGCTGAAGACGGCGACGACCTCGCCGCGCTCCTCGTTCTTCACCTCGACCCTCGTCTTCGGTGCCGCTTTGATCTCCACGCTGATCACTCCTTAAACGGCCGGTAGGGGTTGGGGCTGTGCATCGCCCACGACGGGCGTGAAGCTCCTGGTCCCGTTCGGGTGCTCCTCATCAGCGAGCCAGTCGGCGTCCTCGAACGAGACCACCAGCCCGTTCACCGCCTCGCAGAAGTCGTCGGTCGGGCCCCGCTGTGCGTCGACCACCCGGATCGCCGTGATGGAATCCGACGCCTTGTACGCCTCGAGGCTCGAGATGTTCTGCGCGTACTTGGTCTCCGTCCGGGCGATGACGCTGGCCCGTGTCCGAGCATCCCGCCACGGCCCGCGGGGGATCTCGTCGCGTATCCGCCGGGCAAGTTCCCGTGGCCCCTCGCCGGCGGCGCGCCCTTCCGAGAGGGCCCGGAAGAGGCTCTCCTTCGTCTGGCCCGCCAGATCGACGAGACCAACGCGCCGTCCGCCCCGGGCGATGATCTTGCGCTGGACGGGGTCGGGCAGGTTCACGGCCACGCCGACGACCGAGTTGATGGTGCCGACCGTCGCCTCGATCACCCGTTCGTACTGGACCGCATAAGCCGGGGCGAAGCGCTCCCGGGTCCAGACCGGCAGGTCCATCTCGCCGAAGACGCGTTCCGCGATGAGGAGCACCTGAACGGGACCAGGAGCTTCACGCCCGTCCTGGTGGTCTCGTTCGAGGACGCCGACTGGCTCGCTATCGAGCATGTCTTCGGGCAGCGCCTTTGTGTGGCCGTTCCGCCCGGCCATCGCAAGGGCCGGTTCCATGACGCGCTCGAACGCCTCGGCCGCACGTTTTCCGAGGTCCTCGAAGAGGGGCGTGAGTTCATTCGTCCACACGCCGGCAAGCCGAATCTCGTCCCGCAAAAACGCGACGACGAGCCGCCGGGCGTCCTCCGGGATCGTCGTGTCGAGCGCCTTCGTGCCGCGTCGCTTCTCGGCGCCCACAAGACCGAGCGCCTCGGCGGTGGTCGATCCGACCGGAACCTCGATGCGGCTCATGGGCACGAGGTACACCTCGTCGCTCGCGTCGGGCTCCTCGCCGATCATGCGCTTGCCCGCGGCGCGTGTGATGAGCGCCGACTCGAAGAGGCGTGCCGCTCGCTCGGCGAGCTTGTCCTGGTCGTCCTGAAGCACACGCACCTTCGAAAGGTCGAACCCGACCTCGAACTGGTCGGGCCTCGGCTCGAACTCCGGAAGGAGCTGCGCGTCGAGTTCCGCCGCCATGAGCCGCTGCGTCGGGATGATGTTCGACTCGTACGCCTGCTCCCGAAGCTCCTTCATGGTGGCGCCGACCTTCGTCTGCTGGAGGCCGGTACCGAACCCCACGACGGCCGCGGGGATGCCGAGGACGGCCGTCACCCGCTCCTCCGGGATTTCCCGGAGCGCGGAGAGGTCGAGCTCCTTCGGGCTGAACCCGAACTGCTGCACCTTCGTGGGCCCGCTCATAACGAGAGGTTCGCCGCGGTTGTCGCCGCCGAACTTCTCCTTGAACCAACTCTTGGTCGCCTGGACGTCGTCGCCGCCGGCGAGCGTCTCCTTCTCGGGGCTCACGACGACACCCGGCACGCCCATGTTCCGCAGTAGGCTCGCGCTGAAGTTCGCCGCCTCGTCGTCGGTGAAAATCTCCCGGAAAAGGCTCTTGAGCGGCGACAGCCCCTTGCGTGTGTTCGTCGGGTCGATGCCGTAGCGGAAGTGAACGACGTCCTCGGGGTCGATCCGGATTGGCTCCCCGCCGCCCGGCGTGTACTCGTAGTGGCTGATGTACTGGCTCCCATCTTCCGGCCACTTCGGCTCCATCAGCCAGTGGGGCGTGTACCACAGCTCCCGTACCGCAAGGCGAGAGTCGCGCACCTTCAGCCAGTAGGCGTTGCCGTCGAGCGTCCACGAGATCATCGTCGCCATCCAGAGTACCGGGCCCGAGTGGAACGGCGTCGGACGCTTCAGAAGCCGGATCATCGCATGGTCCGGCACGAGGTCGAGCTCGCCGCCCTTGCGCCGGTAGACCACAGGCGGGGCTTCCGGGAACGTCCGTGCGATCCACAGGACCGGCGCCATGACGACGCTCGATCCGAGCCCCGTCCCGACCTCGCGCTGGTAGTCGAAGCGGGTGCGCGGCAGCCGCCATGCATACCAGGTTCCGCGACCGAAGACCATGCTTTGAAGAGCCTTGAGTGCTCGTCGGAACACTAGAGCGGCCTCCATGACGTGACCTGCAGCATCAACTCGGTGATCGCCCAAACGAGCGCGTCCAGCCGGTCGGGGGACTCGCCCTCACCAGGGACCCAACCGCAGAGCTGGTCCTCCAGGTCGGGGAAAGACCCGACGTGATACACGTTGCCCTGCTCGTACAGTGCCGCGACGGGTTCGGCTCGGGCCTGCTTCCCCCGGCTCGCCGTCAGCTTCTTCGTTGCCACCGTGGCGTCGACCGTGCCGATCGTGTAGATGACCATGTCGCCGCCGTTGTTCGTCTCGGCCACGAGCCGATCGGCCTTGTGCCGGTGGTAGGCGACCACGGCCTGTGACGCCCAACCGTGCGGGCTCGCCCGAAGCGAATCGTCGCTCAGGACGTACCCTTTGCCGTCCACTCCAACGCCGGCGGTGATGATGCCCGTCTCGGCCGCCTGTTCGCCGCTCGTTGCGGCCGGGTCGACGGCGACGACCACCCGAACGAGCGAGGGGGCCTTGCGGACTCGCTGGCGCTCGATCAACGCCCGTGTCCACAACGCCCCCGGCGTGTCGTCCAAGATTTCAGCGTGAATCTCCTGCCGCCCGAGCCTCGTGCCTTCGTACCGTGCAAGCGTCCGATCGAACCATTTGGGATCGAGGTTCGCTCGGTTCTCGTAGCTCGAGCCCGTGACGACGACCGTGCTCGGGTCCGCCTCGATCTCCTTGATGACCGACAGCGGCTTCGGTGTCATCGTGATCAGCGTCCGCGGCTGGTCGTTCGACGCCTCCCGCATACCGAACTGGAGGTTATCCCACACCTCCCGGGGATGCTTGTACTTCCCGAACTCATCGAGCCAGGCCGTATCGCCCGAGAACCCTCGGACCTGGTCGGGCTCGTCGTCCGAGTAGATCGTCGCCCATGACCCGTTCGGCCAGGTGAGGCGGCGCTTGCTCGGCTCGTACTCGGGCGCTTCCCAGGGCGGCACGTTCTTGAGGATCCCGCCCGGGCCCTCGATCATGTAGTCCCGTGCGTCCGCCGGCGTCCTCGCCACCAGGGCAATCCAGCGCCCCGGCTTCTCCATCGCCCGTTTGTGCACCCACTGGCTCCCGGTCCGTGTCTTGCCGAAGCCTCGGCCTGCTCGAACGACCCAGGTGGACCAATCACCGGGCGGCGGGAGTTGCTTGGGCCGGGCCCAGAACTCCCAGTCATGCAGTAGCGCCGTTGCTTCCTCGTCCGTTAGCTCCGATATGATCCGCAGCCGTTCCGTTTCGGGAAGCGATGCCAGCGATTCGGCTAGCGAGACGTTCTCTGGCGTCAGCAACTTCAATCGGCCCACCGTCCTTGCCGGTGTGCTCCAACGCTACGCGGTCACCGAAGCGCTTGGGCGCCAGCTTCGACAGGTACCACTTCCGGGTGTCGACTCGCAGACGGGACCTCGAGACCGCCTCGCCGTTGATCATCCAGCCGAGCGACTCGCCGTCCTTGCCGAACCGCTCCATCCAGTCATTCGAGCCGTCGTCGGCAATGTCGAGGAGTTCGTCTGCCATGACGTCCAGCCCGATCTCCCGGGCTTTCGCGTACTGGTCATAAAAGCCGTTACGGTCTTCGAGCGCCCACTTGACGACCGTGCTGTGAGCGGGCATGTTCTCGTCTCGGCAGATTGACCGCAGGCTTTCACCCTCGGCGAGACGCTCGCAGATTGCCTTCGCCACGGCCTTGCTGTATCGGCTTGGGCGGCCACGCTTACCAGCCATGCCCTACGCCCCGTCCTTCCAGCGCCCCTCGCCCCGGAGGATCTGCAAACCCACGCGCCAGTGGATGATCGCCGGCGCTCCCGGGATCCGCTCCCACGCGTCCCGGGGCAGGAGGACGTCGTGCGTCCAGATCAACGAGCAGGCCACACACTTGAATCCGACGTCGCAGCGCCAGGGGTGCCCGTGGCCTTCGTGGAACTGCCGGTGCCACTTACGGATCTGGATGGCGCCCTGCGACCGCTTCGCCCCGCAGCACGGGCACTTCACGTTCCAGTCCTTGCGCGGGAGCGGGAGGCGATGCGTGAAGTCCCATCGCTTCTCGACGAGCTCGAGGGCTTCGCTCACATCGGTCGAAGGGAAGAGTTCCGCCGGGATCTCCATGGCGCTGCTCCTTTCGGGCATAAAAATACCCCCGGTCGCTTGGACCGGGGGTTTCTAGGCGGCGAGGCCGCCCGTGTATCCTGCCTAATTTTGGGCGTACGTTACTCGTATGATACCACGGATGTCAACCGAACTGTCAAGACCTCCCGGATCGCCTCAATGACCCGATCCGGCTGTCTGTGAATCACGTCAGGGGTGAACCGCAGCGTCTTCCACCCTGCTGCTTCAAGGCGTAAATCTCGCAACGCATCGTGTTGCCTCTGTCGCTGTGCCCTGTGGTGGGCGCCATCCACCTCGACGCACAGCTTTGCGCTCGGGAAAGTAAAGTCGAGGATGTAAGTCCGCCCTCGGGTGTAGACCGGAAGCTGCTGGGTGTAGTCGTCATTCGGGACAAACCCCGCGCTTTGCAACAGGTCACTCATCGCATCTTCTGTCGTCCACCGCGCCTGGACAGGCTGACGATCGCTCTTGGCGTGGCAGTCTGGGCACAGCGACAGTTCCTGCATGCACCTATCCGCCTGTCCGTTTCGATCTCTCCTTCCGGTGACGCGCGGTCGTCCGGTTGCCAGCGCTCCCTCGAACGGCCTATCACACCGATCGCAGATGTTCAATTCGCTCAGCTCCTCTCGTTCACCCGGGTCTCTCGAAAGGGTTGTTATACCAGGGGGACGGCTTTCTTTTCTGGCGTTTGCGCCTGCCCTTTGACGAAGACCCGCCCATCTCCAGCGGCCCACCGTCGTGAAGGCGGGGCTTGGAGTAGTACGCCTCCTCCTGCTGCTCCCCCCGGCGCTTCGTGCTCTCCGCCCCCTCGACGAACATGACGCCGAGGTCCTGCGCGGTCGCGTCCGGATCAGATGGGAAGCGGATCACGGCCTTGCAGACCGGGCATACGTGGGCGCGCTCCTTGGCACTCCACCGAAGGCGCGGTCGCATCTGATGGCGCAGCACGCAGAAGGCGCAGATGCGGTCGTCACCCACGTTCGACTGCTCCAACGGCACGCGCGACGCCCTCCGACTCGAGGAGTTCTTCCTCCATGCGCTTCGCTTTGGCCCGGGCCCGCTCAAGCTCCTTTCGGACCTTCGCCTCCCAGGTGATACCGAGGAATCGCTCGAAACGGCTTGGCGGAAGGACGCGCTCGCCGTTGTATAGAATGCGCACCAGCGGACCGGACGACGGCTCGTACACCTCAAGGACGTCGACGATGATGTCCGTTCCCCGCCGCCGCACCTGTGCCTCGTACCCGACGAGTTTTGCTGGAGGCTCGGCCCATGAATTAGAGCTCACCGGCTCCCGGCTCACCGCAAACCGCTCACTCGGCACCTTCACTCCAGTAGGCGTCGAAGTCGAGGGAATCAGCTCCTCCTGTTTCGGGGCCTCAACTTCCGTCGACGCCGTCGCGCTGGGTGTGGTCTCCTTCGGCGCCGCCTCGCCTCCGGAGTGCACGCGGTCGACGTGCCTCTTCGCTGTCCTGAAGGTCACGCCCACCTCCTGCGCGATGGCGTTGATCGACTTCCCCTGCTTCGCCAACGCGATGATGCGGTCGACCGTCTCGTCCGGCAGCCTGCTCTTCCTCGACATAGGCATCGCAACCCGCGCCCCCTTTTGAACGTCCTCGATCAAGCTCGGCAGCGGCCTCTTGCCCTGCAGCACAGGCTCGTCCAACCCTGACGGGTTGACGGCCAGGATCTCATCGTAGGCGAACGACTCTCGCGCCGATCCGGCGCCTCGCGGCACGAGGGCGGTGACGAACTTCGGCCCGGCCCAGATCACGCGGCAGCGGCGGCGATCGCGCATGCTTTTCCTCTGGTCGGTGCCGTTGTGCGCCACCAGGACCTCGATCACGTCTCCCGCCTTGACGTCGTCCGGGCCGAGTTGCTTCATGGGCTCGTCTTCCTCCCGTATCCCAACCGCCGCAAATATTCGATCGCCACGTCCGCCCCATGGCAGATCATCGTCTCCCACCCCCGGGCGTGCAGTGCATCGAGCCAATTCCGCTGTTCTGGCGTGACTCGGCCACCCCTACTCCTCTTCAGCTCGATCGCGACTCCCCGCCGATCCGGCACGCAGGGCGGCGGATCGAAGATCAGCACGTCCGGCACGCCAGCGCTCACGCCGAGAGCCCGAAAGATTCCCGCCTCCGCCCGCGTCCGGTATCCGCCGTTCGGCACGTGCGTGAAGAGGATGCCGTTGTACCGGAGCCACGCGACTAGGGCGCGCTGTTCCTGTTCCTCGGTCGGTATCGGCGCCCGTACCGCTGTCACACCCGCTCCCGCTCCTCTCGCACCCTGCGCCAGTTACCCCGCGGCGCGACGGCCACCTCGTAGGCTTGCTTTTGCAGCTCGTCCAGCGTCATCCCGTGTCAACCTCTTGCGGGTAGAGCTCCTTCCAGCGCCGCACGGCGTCCGGGTCGACCTCTTGGTAGGCGCCGGCGTTCGGTGCGCCTTCCTCGCCTCCGCCGGGTGGGGAGGGCGATGCCCGCGGGGCGCCGTTCTTACGACCTTCACGGCGCGCCTTCGCCTTCTCGAGGGTGTCGATGCCCTTCTGCTTCCAGGTCCGCAGGATCGTGCGGAGGAGGGCGTCAGGGGTGTCACCATTCGCCGCCTCGTCGATCGCCTCGATGAGGACGGTGGCAGGCATCCCGCGGTTGAAGTAGCCACGCAGTTCGTCGTAGAGCGCCGGCCCGAGCGGGCATCCGAGCCGCACTTCGTAGAACTTGCACACCTCGCGGGGAAGGGGTGAATCTCCGTCGACCTCCCCTGCCGCCGCAGCTTCTTCCGCGGCCATGTCGGAGATCGGATCGGGATCGGGAGGAGGGGTCGCCTCGCGCACGCGCGCGCGTGATCCTGCTCCTGCTCCTAGATCCTTGATCCTAGATCCAGATCCTAGAGCGAGTACTCGCCGAGGACTCGACGAGGGTTCGACGAGTGTGCGACCAGCAATCGTCGAATCTTGTGTGGCTGGGCGTTCTCCAACAGACTCGGCGTCGGCTCGATGAGGGCTCGACGAGGGCCCGTTGACTCCTCGGGGAGTATGGTCGGGTCGCTCGATCCACTTCCACGACGCCTCGTCGAACCGCCACGAGTCGGGGATGGGGTTCACCGTCGACTTCGAAGGCCGGTCGATCTTCTGATGGTCGAGGAAGTGCCACACGCAAAGGTATCGCTTGCCGTCGGCCTCGTACCGCACCAGGCGTCCGAGCTCGAGGAGGCGGTCGTTCCACTCTTGGATCACTTGGGGCGTCACGTCGACGTCGTAGGGGAAGGTCTCCTTGGCGATCCAAGGCGCGACGTCGGGCAGGCAGCCTCGATCGTCGCAGCAGCGGACCCAGAGCGCGACGTAGTAGAGGCGGAGATCCCTCGGTAAGTTTGAAATGAACTCGTAGTCATCGAAGAACTCTGGTTTGATGCTCCTGATGCGAGCCATGCGCTACCGCCTCCTACCTGCTCACAAGCCCTTGGTACGCCTTCCAAATCTCCCGCTGCACGTTCTGCGGGAACGCCCAGCAGAGTGCCTCGATCTGCTCTGCCCTGCCGTCAACGACCGGCACCGACTGGTCGGGGCTCGGTGGCTTCCCCTGCCGGATCGGTATGGCGATCACGAGGCAGTGGCAGCCCTGGCCGTCATAAGACCGGTACTCGGTCGTCACCTTGATCTCGGGGCCGGCGTAGCTCATCGGTCAGTTCTCGCCCCCAAAGAACGCCAACGCCTGTTCCGCTGCCTTCCGGATCGCCATGAAGGCTTCGGCGTCCCCCGTCTCGGTGTTATCCGGGTGGTACCTTTTCGCGAGCTCTCTGTAGCGATCGTTCACCTCGGCGCGCCCGGAGGGCACCTCGGTGAACCCGAGAGCTTTGAAGAATGGTGGAATCTCCTGCGCTGGGGGAAGGAACTTCATGCCTGCCGTCCATCGTTGGAGGTCATAGATTCCCCTCTCGACGATCCGGGCGAGATCCTCCAAGGCGAGGACGATCTGTGCGAACGCGTCGCTGCCGTAGGCGAGATCGAAACCCGCCTCACGAGCCTTCTCGACCGAGTGCTCGAACGCGTAGAGCTCACCGCGGTAGCGGAACTGGACCCAGCAGCGGTATCGGTCGAAGTTGTAGGTGTACTCCTCGACGCCAAACCGCTCCATGACTCGATCGAGCTTCCTCTCGTACGTCCTCGCGTCGGCGTACTGCTTCTTGCGGGGCATCCGACATCGCCGCCCTCTCTAGCGCCGTCTTTGCGGCATCCTTGCCGCAGGGCCTGGTCCCGGGTCGTTGTTGAGGCGGTGACCCGGGAGGCCGCCTGCCCATGTTGTACCTTGGCGGGTGGCTACTTCATGGGCATCACCTCCCGCTGCGTGACGTGTATCTGCACCCGGCCTACGTGGTGATGCGGCCCCGATTGGCGGTCGAGGCGGCCGGGGTGGTTCCGTCCTTCGTGAGCCGCGGCAGATGATCGCCGCTGAACGGGCAGGGCTGGAGGGTCATGCGGACACCTCCGCTCGCTCCGGCCACTCGCGCACCCGCAGGTCCTCGGGCCACTCGGAGGGGTCGCCTCCCTTCAGGTCATTTAGCCGCCAGTGACCGGACCGGAACGGGCGCGATGTTCCGTCTCCCCACTCGCCCACGGGCCTGGACCCCAGCTGTTTCACGAACACCGGGACCCCGGCTGACTTGCACTGCTGGATGATCTCTCGTGCCCAAGTGATGTCGAACGGCCTCGCGTTCGGACCCGACTCACCGCCGACGATGACCCAATCCAGTCTCGGCAACACGCTACCGGGCCCCGCCGACACCCACGGTCCTTTGTGGCCTGCCGCGAATCGTCGCCCGGCGAGAGCGTCGATCTTGCTCCAGGTTTCACCGGTCGACGTGCGGTAAACCCTCTTGGCCACGGCCTGCAGATTGACCGGATTAAGCAACGGTTCGCAGCTCACGAATCGCACCGCCGCAGGCGTCTCGAGGAGCAGAGGAATCCGCTCGTCCGCCGCCTTCTGGTCCTCGACGCTGACGCCGAGCCAGACGTTGTGGAGGGGAGGTACGATCTCGCCCATCAGGTAAAGCGGGCCGTCCAGACGGCGTATGTAACGATCCGTCACGTAGTTGGCCGCTTCGCCCCAATCCCGGTCTCGCATGTACTCCACCATGCGCTCAGGCCGTTTCGTGAGTACCTGGAATGTGTGATCATCAGCCAGCGCCATCACCGCAAAGATCCGGTCGATCGTTTCGTCGCTCACCTTCTCGTGAAAAAGGTCGCTCATGGAGTTGACGAACACCATGCGAGGCCGTTCCCACCGAAGGGGCTGATCCAACACCTCTTCAACGACGCGCACCTCGCCCGTCCACCTCGGGCCGGAGGAGGTCATCGTTGCAAGGCCCTCATACGGCTCACCGGGGCCGCTGAAGCGGGCGGCAAACGCCTCCGCATAGCAGTTCCGGCAACCCTCGCTCACGCGGGAGCAGCCTCGGATGGGGTTCCAAGTAGCGTCCGTCCACTCGATCTTGGTGCGATCACCCATCACACACACCCCCAGCTGGGCGAGGCCCACACGGACCCCGCCCCGATTACGTCTCTCCTACTCCCCCGGCACGGGCCAGCGCTGGTTCGTCGCCCGCGTGCACCGCTCGGCGATCGACACCCGCCACGGCCGGGTGCGCTCTCGCCGGATCCTTTCCCGCCGGCGTTCGCGCAAGCGCGTCACCTGGCCCATGCCGTTGACGACGGCGCTCAAGAGTCCGAGCAGCGCGTCGAGTTGCTGGATGTCGAGGTGGAGGACCATCAGCTCGCGGCCTCCGCCTGGTCCCACGCCGCTTGCTCCAGGTGCTCCACGACGACGGCCCGGGCGGCGTCCGTTGCCTCCTCCCCCGCCTCGACACGGCGCTTCGTCTCCCGGAGGAGGGCGCATCGTACGGAGTCCGAGGGGCGCACGCCGAGGTCCCGCAGGGCCGCTAATAGCGCTCGGGCCGCCGACATCACGAGCCCACCTCCGAGAGGGACGGCTGCTCGGGCTCGCCGGCGAAGGGCACGTCGTCGTAACGGGGCTCGTCCGCCTCCTTCGCGGCCTTCGCCTTGTGCTCGGTCTGCCGCCACTCGTCGAGGAGCTCGTCGAGCTTGGCCGCCGCCTTCTTGTCCTTGGGAACGTAGTGGCACACATGGGCAAGAGCCGCGACCTTGTCGATCGGGGCCTTCGATGGGTGCTCACCCGTGAGGTGCGTGATGAACCGGGCGATCTCGGCGCTCGTGAGGTTGCCGTAGTCCTCGGTCTGGAGGACGTGACCGACCTGACCGAGGTACTCCTCGCGCTTGGACTCGTCGGCCGGCGGCACACGGGAGCCGCTGCCGTTCTTCGCGGAGGCCTTTGATTGGCCGTTCGCCTTTTGGGGCTCGGACGGCTTGGGCTGCTCGGACTGTTGACCCTTGGAAGGTGAACCATCGTCAGTGTGGCTGTACTCAGCGTCGAAGACGGGCCCAGATTCGGCCCACTCCTTGAGGTCCTCCATGTCTTGCGTGAACAGGCCCGAGGAGCGCGTCGCCGAGAGGCAGGCATCGATGAGGGCCCTCTTTTTCGCCATCTTGAGGACCGTGTTCCAGAGGGTCCAGGGATCGTCGTTCTCGAGCCGGTACATGCGGAACGTCTGGCCCTTCTTGGACGTCCGCTCTTCCGAGTAGAGGGACGACTTGTCGATCCCCTTGGGCAGCTTCCACTCAGGCGTCCAGCGCCACCGATAGCGAGACTCGTTCGTGTTCGCCGATCCGACGCCCTCAGCGACGACCTCGCCGGTCTTACGACTCACGAGGGCGACGGTGATCACGTACTCACAGAAGCCCGTCTGCCGGTCCTTGGTGCTCTTCTCGTCCTTGATGGTGATGGCGTACCCGTAGAACTCGCAGAGCTTCTCGGACCCAGGCTTGAGCAGCGTGGGTTTCTCGGTGCCAGGGATGACGCCGTAGTCCTCGCCCTCGACCATGACCTCCCGGAAGAACTGGCGCACGAGGTCGAGGCGGTTTTTCATGTCGGCGAGTCGGGACGCCATTTCGGGGAGGCTGCTCCCCTGTTCGACGACGGCCAGGCCGGTGTTGCGCTCCTCAGTCACGACGCCTCACCCCCGCCGTCGACCTTCACGTAGAACTCATCTCGCTCGGGCGCCACCACGCGGACCGCATCGACGATCTCGCCGTCGAGAGTGACCGCCACGTACCCGCCGCGGGCCTCGTCGGCGAGGATCTGAAGGCGCTTCTTGAACTCGGCCCAGTCGGGCGACTCCTTGACTTTCACGAGGCGGGTGAGGCCATGCTCCTTCAGCCACTCGACGAGGACCGCGTCGTCCTTGTCGATCTGCGCCTGGCGTGTGCGCTTGCCGATGATGCCGGTGGGAAGGCGGTAGCTCTTCTTCCCCGCGGTGGCTCCCGCCTCATCGAGCCGGCGGAAATACGCCTCGAGGTGGGCGGTCATGAAGTCGATCGTGCGCTGCTGCTGTGCGATCTCGGCCTCGAGGAACTGCTGGAGGCGCTCGATCTCGGCCTGAACGAACTCCTGGCGTTCTTTGATGCGCCGCTCGGCGAAGGCGATCTTCTTGAGCGCCCACTCCGCCTTGCGGTCGTTGTCGATCACGAAGCCCTGATCGAACTCCGTGACCTGCTCCTGTCGCTCGATGAAGCCAACGTACTCTTCGGCAACTGACATCCCGTATTGACCTCCTTGTTGCCCCGTCCCCCGTCATGGGGTACAATCAGAGGGACGGGGCGTATTGGTCACCAGCCATTGCCCTACTGGCTCGAGCTCGTCCACGGCGTAGCCGATGAGGTCCTCGTCGTAAGCGTCCAACTCAGCTTCGTTGTGCAGGTGCTCGACGAGCCTCCTCCACCCTGGAGCGCCCTTTGCGATCTCCCGCAATTCAGATCGCGGCATCCGTCGCTTCACCTCCCTTCATCTGACCGGGTTCTTGAGCTCGTACACCCGGTATCCGCCGGCAGGCGACCCTTCCAGCCCGCACCGAACCGGAGCCGACGTCAGGACGTCGATGGCCAGCCGGTAGTCGTCGATAACGACCGATCCGTACTCCGCCAGGTCGACGTGCGCCGCTCCGATGCGACGCTGGTACTCGTAGTCCGACTCCCGCGGCCAGTCGTCGCTCTCGAGGAGTGCCGACGGAAGCATGGCGTGAAAGTGCGGGTCCAGCTTGTTGATGGCCATGGTCACCACTCCACTCCAATCGACACGCCCCGGAGCCTCGCCACGGGGTTCGGCAGGTGCTCATCGACCACAAACCGGGCGGCCTCCTTGGGCAGGCGGTCGTTCCTGTGCACCGCCCAGACGGCGTCCTTGACGAGCCGTTCGAACGTTCCGGGTCCCAGATCGTCAGGCTCGCACCGCAACCGGGACCAGATCTCAGTCGTGATAAGACCGGCGATGCGATCCCCGGTCCAGCCACCGACGCGGGCCCGGAGGTGTTGGACTGTCGGCAGCTTGCGTTGCTCGACCCACGAGCCGTCGTTTCGCTGCCGAAAGCCGACCGTGTAGTGCCCGAGGCTGTTTCCGTCCATCGGGGCGCCGTATATATGAGAGCTGGGTCCCCGGCCGATCGTGCAGACGACCTCGGGGGGCCGAACCTTACTCGCCTGGCCGGTCCTCGTCACGAGCTCCGCCTGTGTCACTGCCATCCCGATCACTCCCTTCTCGCCCGCCGTTAAGCCGTTCCGTCACGCTCTGGTGCCGGCGGATGCTCTCCTCCGTCTCATCGAGCTTGATGCGGTCCTGCGGGTGCTTCCCGGTGTTGTCGGCGATGACGTCGTAGACACGGGACCCCACGCGGCACTTCAGTGTGCCGCCTTCGTAGAAGTAGGTCCGCTTGGCCATCGGTCACCGCTCCTTTCCGCCGTCGTCCTCGTCCACGATCCGCCGCCAGCGCTGCCTGAGCCGCCGCAGCCGTTCCTCGTCGATCCGCTCCTCCACGCTGCGCCGGATGATCCGGGAGCAGTGCTCGCAGTAGGTGCGGCCTGTGGGCGATACCCACGTCACCGGCCCCCATCGCCCCCGGCATCGTCTGCAACGGCGCCGGGCGAGCTCGTCCATCAGGAGCCGATACAGCACCGCCAGTGCTCGGCCGGTGATCACGACTCCCGCTTGCTGCGACGGTTGCCGGTCTCAGCCAGCTTGCGCCCGGCGTCGTAGGCCCGCTTCAGGTTCCGCAGGGCCGCCGGCTTCTTCGCCCGTGGCAGCGCCAGCGCCGCCTTCGGCATCCTCAGCTTCATCCGCTCTCACC